GTACGCACTCTACAGACCCAATACCGCCGTGCGGTTCAACAGCGACTTCCTCGTCGCCGTCGTGTTCGACTACACCGCACGCAATATCGCTCAGAAGAGCCGCCCCGCGCCCAGCGAGGCATAGGCGGTCGCCGTGCCAGTGGTGAGCAGTCTTAGATCGCCAATCTCGACCCATGCGTCGGGCGTGAAATAGACGCCGCCGCCTGTGAGATTCACGGTGTGCGTCGCGGGCTCAATCGAGCCGTTCGTCAGCCGATGCCTGCCTTCGATTTCGACCGTGACTTCGTCTGTATACTCGATGCGCACGATAGTGCCTGCGTACTCGTTGACATCGACCGAGAACCCCGCGGCTATCGGGTCAGCTTGCGTGTACCCGTAGGCGAGGATTGGTTTGCCGCGCCCGCCGCGATAGGTGGCAAACAGCTCTGCGAACAGCGGATGGAGCAGCGCGTCCCACGGCGTCGCGTTCGTATTCTCGCGTTCCGCCCATAACTCGATGGTCAGGTAATCGTTCTGCGCCTCGCGTCCGACGAGACGGTTCAGCGTCATAATCATATGGTGCAGCACGCCGACGCCGACCCGCTCCGCATCGCCTAACCGCTCCCATGTGTCCAGAGACCTGAGAAGTTCCGCACGCACCTCGCGCGGAATCAACATCGCGCTCCAGTCGGATTCCAGTCCCGCAATCTGAATCGCGCCCGCCTGCAGCGCCGCCCGTACAGGCTCATACCAGCGCACTATCCTATCCGTCGCTCGCAATACCCAGAGCATGGCATGGAATTATACCGCCAGCGTATAATTGAACGAGATGGCGCGACCACCGAAACGGTATTATCGGTACGAGACGGGCAAGTATGTGCGCGAGAAGCTGGGCGACAAGCGCGGATGCGAAGCCTACCGTATGAAGACCATCAAGCCTGGGCGCAAGCTGCTGCTGTGCATCAAGTCGAGCGAGGGCGAACGCGGCGGGCGCACGAAGGGCATCGCGCTCCTGCGCACAAAGAGTACCCCCAAAGGGCGAGCGCACTGGGACGACGCGGAAATCAAGCGAATGCGATGAGCTTCCAGCAGATTCACAGACCCGCTGACGGCGAACTCGTGACTGAAATGCGCAGTCTGCTCAATCGAATCGCAGACCTGCGCCCGTTCTACCGCTACGCTGCCAGTCGCATGCGTCAAGCGTTTCGCGAGAACTTCGCCGTCGGCGGACGACCCCCGTGGCGACCGCTCGCTCCGTCGACCGTCGCGGCGAAACGCATCATGGGGCTCCCTGCAGGGCTGCGCACGCCATCGGGGCGCGTCCCGCGTCGACTCCTGCAGCGCGGGCAACTCAACGAGCGTACCATCCTCATCCTCACAGGCGAGCTGCGCGACAGCGTCTCACAGAAGAACCACCCGCACCACATCATGCGCATCTCCAAAGACCGAGTCGAAGTCGGCACCTCGCACCCGCTCGCGCCCATCCACGAATTCGGTACGCGACCCTACTGGATCTACCCGCGACGCGCACGCGCACTCCGATTCGTAGACAGCCAAGGTCGCTGGGTGTACCGCAGACGCGTCTATCACCCTGGCGTGCCCGCACGACCGTTTCTAAGGCTCACGCAACAAGACGAGGACGACATCCACGACGCGCTCTACGAGTATCTCGCCGACGCCGTCATCCGACCCGACACGGAGGGACTGCTGTGAGTATCCCTGTGAACACCGTCTACGAGGGCGATGTCTTCGACCTGCTGCGCATGCTGCCCGACCGCTCCGTCGACATGGTCTTCAGCGACCCAGATTACAATATGGGCATACGCTACAACGGGCGACGGCACAGGAAATCGTGGGACGACTACATCGACTGGTACATTCGGCTCGCGCGTGAGAGTCTGCGCGTGCTGAAAGACGATGGGAATGCCTTCTTCCTCAACATGCCGAAGCAGAACGCTTACTTGCGCGTGCGCTATCTCGACGACGCTTGCTACAGCGTGCATGAGTACGCATGGTGCTACTCGCCCGATGTGGGGTTCAGCCCCTATCGGTTCACCACGGCGCATCGCACGATCCTGCACGCGCGGAAGCAGAAGCGCACGCGCTGGTACAAACACGCTGTCGCGCTGCCGTACAAGAACCTCCACGACAAGCGCATCCAGCGCACGCTCGCCGAAGGCTCGCCAGGACGCATGCCCTACGACTGGTTCCACATCGAGTATGTCAAGGCAGGCTCGCGCGAGAAGACGATTCATCCGTGTCAGGTGCCGCGTCGTCTGTTCGAGCTGCTGCTCCGCGCGTCGACGCTTGAGGGCGACTTGGTGCTGGTGCTGTTCGGAGGCGCAGGCTCAGAAGTCGCTGTCTGCCACGAGCTGAATCGACGATGGCTCACTGCCGAGATTGACCCCGTATACGCAGACCTGATTCGCAAGCGCATCGCGCTTGGACGAATCCCCGACGAGTACCGATGGCGACCGAGCGGTACAATTCAGCGATGAGCGTTAAGTATCAGGTACGGAAGGTGCGTCGTGACGGTGTGTCCCAGCGGTACTGGGTCGTGTCGACACGCGAGCATGACAGTGCGGTTACCGCCGTCATAAGCGGCGACCTCGCCACGGCGCAATCGCGCGAGGCGCAGGAACTCGCACGGAAACTCCTACAGAACCCATCGGTGCAGGAATCGCTCTACCGCTCGCTGGTGCGACAGTATGAGACAACGAAATTGTTCGACGCGCAGTCGATGTTGTTCCTGCACGACTACTTGTCGCGTGGGTATCCAGAGGCAGAGGCGCTGCTCGTGCGATTGGCGACTGAACCGTCCGAATGGTATATACGAGCCTCAGCTATCTATACGATAGCGAAGTCTATGGAGCCGTTTGTCCCGCGTTTGATTCGCGAGGTTCTCGACAAGGCGCCCAACGAAGACACGGCTCGCTACGCCATCGCCGAATTGGCAGCCTCACTTCATGTCACGATGGAACACCTAATCAGAAAGAAAATCACGCCGACGCGGGAGTCGGTACTCGATACGCTGGAGACTCTCGGACTCGCGCTGCAAGGCAAGTGGTTCGAGCCCAAAGACGAGATAGGTTCCATCCTCGCCGCGTTGGACTACTTCCGTTTCGATTTCGAGAAGGCGGCTCAAGGGCAGATACCCGCTCGCGTTGAAGAGCAGGTTATCGACGGGCTGGTGTCGATTCTCTCATCAGGAAACTTGCCCGATGATGAGTTCGAGAAGGCGATGGAGATCGTCAGGAATTGGAAGTCAGCGTACTCGCTCCCCAAGCTCCGATCTCTGTTGAACGATGCACTTCCGCCACAGCGTCGAGCGATGGTTGTGGACGCTATACACGATATAGAACAACGGCTGAAGCGCAAGTCGGGGTGAACGCTGCGACGATGAGTGGTAAGTATCAGGTACGGAAGGTGCGTCGTGACGGTGTGGCTCAGCGGTACTGGGTCGCGCCGACACGCGAGTACGGCAAGGCAATCGAATCGATTGTCGTCAAGCAACTTCAGCACGCTCTGGAGACGGGGCAGACTCCAGAAATCTCGCCCGCAAGCAACGATGGGCTGTTTCACGCTTACGCCAACGCACTGCAGCGGAAGCTCGAATTGCAAGGAAACAACGAGGCAAATCAATTGCTGACTCATCTCGAACCTTACCTCGCTCTTAATCTGCCTGAAGCGCATCGATTGATTGTTCGACTGGCAACCGAAGCGTCCCAACGGAAACTGCGAGGGATTGCGATGGAAATGTGCAAGCGTTCTGTGTACGAGACGCCCTCGCTGCTCGGCGAAATCGCGATGCGCTCACCTGATAGATGGGACATCGACATGGCGTTGAGAAATTTGCGAGAATACATATACAATGGATTGCGCTACCTCTACGACACACTTTTTCAGGGGAGGAAATTGAATGTAGACAAGTCAAAGTTCGAGCGCAGTCTTGTCAAGGGAATCGATGTGCTGCTCGACGGCTTGAACGGATTCGACGGGAAGCGGCAGATACCCGAATTGACTCTTAGCGCGTCAGTCG